CAAGCGCAGATTGAGCATCGCTTGCTTGTTGTGCACTTTGTGCAGATGCAGCCTGTGATGCTGCTTGCTGTGCTGCGGCTGCTGCTTGTTGCGCTGCTGCAACTTGTTCTGCATTATCAGCAGTAACTACTAAACCATTATTGCTCAATAGTGGAGTTCCACTATATCCATTACTATTATCTTCAGTATATCCACCATTTCCATTAATAAAGAAACTATCTGGTGATATATTAACCATTAAACCTTCGCTGCTTTGTCCACCAGTATTAAGTCTACCAACATTAAGATCGGGATAAGCGCCACTGTTTAAGATTGCGGCTTTTTGTGAATTAACATCACTTAGCGTAATAGTATTGCCACTTGCTTGCTGTTGGTTAAGCCAGTTGTTAAACTGATTTTGGGCAGCAGTTAATTGTTCTTGCGGTGTCAAATTTGTTGGCATTTATGTACCTAATGAATTTTGTAGAGTACTTTTTTGTGGCAAATATATGGTTGTGTTGGCAGTGAAATCCCATAGCGGATCAATAAGAGTATTTGGATTGCGAACCGCAAATACCCACCAAAGAGTTGGATTACCATATAAGTCAAATGCTAGTAAGTCTGGACGATATTCATATTGTGGAGGTATAGTGAATAAAATATCAGATGCTAGTTTTGGAATAGCACGAGCATTCCACAAATCTAAGAATTGACCATTGTCAAAACTTTGAGTACTATAATATGAACTTGCGGTTGAATAACTTGGAGGATTAAAAGCCATTATAACCATCCTCCTGATGTTCCGTTAGATAATAGCGATCCTTGTGAGAATTTAACCAATCCAAATTGATTACTAATCTTGTTGCGGCTGTATGTTGGCATAGCACTAATATTAACATTCAAGGTGGTTGGCACCTTTTGCTTATCGCCATCAACTGTACAACTAATATAATCAACATCGTTAGGCAATGAATAATCAAAAGAAGTAATAACAATAGGAATATGGTCAAATGTATATGGTCCATAACCATCCAAGAATAAAACTGGCGGAGGAGTACCAGCTAACTGATCTTGCCCATAAAACATTTTAGTAACAGTTCTAAAGAAGTGTAACATTGCTACTACATATTCAGCTTCTGCTGGATAATTTGCTGTAAACAATGCTTGAATTGATATACTATCAACAGAACTATGTTGATAAGCTGGCGTTGTATAATTTGTATGAACAAGGTTCATCATATCATAGCTAGCCTTGTGAGCAACCTGAATAACTGGCGTATATGGAAATAAAACGCCGCCAGTATCATTTAGTGGCTTGAATATGTTACTTTGCCCGATAAAACGACCTGTTTGATCACTGATAATAACACGATCCTCAGTATCATCTTGGAAAGCTACATTGCTATTATTGTTTTGTGCCTGAAGTAAATCTTGACTTGTGGCACCTTGTGCTACGCCAGTTCCGCTTAATCTTCCATTTGTAGGATCATTTGATGGACCACCAGTTAATCCATAAACTAATCCTTGTAGAGCACTATTAACAGCAGTATTAACCAAACTTGTTTTTAAAGTTTGAGTTCCAAAATTAGATGGATTGTTTACCCCATAATTGTAATAGTTCTGTGCTGGCAATCTATAACCAGAAGTGCCAGGTAATGTATAAGCACTTTGTTTACCGTTGTAGCCAGCATATGCGGCAATATTGTTAGGGTTACCATATCCAGGATTAATCAATTGGTTTCTACTTAAAGACGAAGTAGACGCCACCTGATTCGTTGTTGGTGTTCTGCTATAATACTGTGTTGGGTTAATATTAAATAATGCCATTGTACTCTCAATTAAATATTTATTTTATTAAAATAACCATATATAATAGTAACCATGACAACAACAAAACGCACCCCTTATCTAACAAACAAAGACCTATTAAAAGAGATTGCTAAGAGCAAAAATACATTTTGTTCATTCTTAACGCCTGAAGATCAGGTCTATGATTTGATTTTACCAAGTGTGAGTAAAATCAATCAAAAGACCGTTGCAGAGGCTAAACGCGCTCGTGCTGATAGAATGGCAAAACAGGCATGGGAAGCCATGACTGCAACAGGCGTGAAAACTAAACAAGATGCTCATGCGGTAGATTGGCATACGATTAAAAAAACTGAGGTAGTATTCAGAATTATTTGTTGGGATCATATTCCCCTTGCACCTGGTCGCAAAAAGAGCCTTAAAACAACGGCTGACCATCATACCAAGGTAAACTTTCCACCATTTCAACATTATCGTTATACAGAAGATGATAAGCTAATTTGCTGCGCCAAGTCACATTGGGAAGGTGGCTTAGAAAATGGATGGTTCAACAAAGATCATGGCAAGATGACTCCAATGTTGGCTCGCATGTTTATTAAACTATGTGAACGCTATGGTTCTAAGGGTAACTGGCGTGGTTATACATACAATGATGAGATGCGCTCTCAGGCATTGTTACAGTTATCACAGGTAGGGCTACAATTTGACGAAAGCAAATCTAATAATCCTTTTGCTTATTACACTGCTACTATCACCAATAGTTTTACTAGAGTTCTTAACGTTGAGAAGCGCAACCAAAACCTTCGTGACGACATCCTTGAAGCAAACGGATTAAATCCTTCTTATACTCGTCAAACTAATAATGCTATCAAAAGTGGCGGAAGTGGTATTGACGGTATAGAATAATATTTGACAAATAATTCTTATTAAAGTATAGTAATACTATGTCAAACTTGTTTAAAAAAGCAGCGGTTTTTACCGACCTTCACCTTGGCTATAAACAAAATAGCCAATTGTTCCTCAATGACTGTGATCGTTATATGGATTGGTTCTTGGATTTAGTCAAGACTCAAAACTGTGATACGATCCTATTTCTCGGAGATTTTCACGATACTCGCAATAGTTTGAATATTAACACAATGGATCATTCTATTCGTATCCTAAATCGTCTTAACGATATTGGATTACGAGTGCTGTTCATTCCAGGCAACCATGATCTTTATCATAAAGATCGCAGAACTGTTACTTCTATTCGTTATATTGAGAAGTTTAAGAACATTGAACTTGTTATGGATCAACATACGGAAGGTGATGTTACTTTTGTTCCTTGGCTAATTGGCGAAGAACATAAGAATATGAACAAGATTAAGTCACGATATGTAATGGGTCACTTTGAGTTGCCACAGTTTATGATGAATGCAATGGTAGAAATGCCAGATCACGGAGGATTAAGAAGCGATGATTTTGGAAATGTTGGAACGGTTTTTACGGGACATTTTCATAAGCGCCAGCGGCGGGGAAATGTTCACTATATTGGCAATGCTTTTCCTCATAACTATGCTGACGCTTGGGACGATGCTCGTGGGGCAATGATCCTTGAGTGGGGTCAGGAGCCAGTTTATCATGATTGGCTCGAGGGACCGCGCTATCGCGTCCTTACCCTATCGCAGCTTCTTGATGCGCCAGATACGCATTTGAGTGACAAGACGTATGCTCGTGTTAATATTGATATTAACATTTCTTATGAAGAAGCAACTTTCATCAAGGAAGAAATGGCTAAAACTTATGCGGTTCGTGATTTGAGCCTTATTCAGCATCGTGGCGAAGTATTGACTGAAAACGCCATTGGTGATGTTAAGTTTGAATCTGTTGACCAAATTGTGCTAAGTCAAATTCAAAATCTTGATACGCAGCATTATGATACACGGCTGCTCATGGAAATTTACAATAGCCTTTAACTGTGGTATACTAAAACAATGTTAAAAATTAAAAATCTTACCGCTAAGAATTTCATGAGCGTGGGAAATGCAACCCAGGCTGTACACTTTGACCGTAGTGACCTAACACTAGTACTCGGAGAGAACTTGGATTTAGGAGGTGATGATACAGGTGCTCGTAATGGTACAGGAAAAACTACCATTATCAACGCTCTAAGTTATGGTCTCTACGGTCAAGCCCTTACTAACATCAAAAAAGATAATCTGATTAACAAGACCAATGCTAAAAACATGGTCGTTACGATTGATTTTGAAGTTAATAATAGGGCTTACCGCATTGAACGTGGTCGCAAACCAACGTTTACTAAGTTGTATATTGATGGCGAAGAGCAAACTGGCTATCAGGATGATAGTCAGGGTGATAGTCGCGAGACTCAAAATGACATTGAACGTTTACTTGGCATGTCGCATGATATGTTTAAGCATGTTGTGGCGTTAAACACTTATACTGAACCATTCCTAAGCATGAGAGCCAATGATCAACGACAGGTCATTGAACAGTTGCTTGGCGTCACTATTCTTAGTGAAAAGGCAGATGGTCTCAAGAATCAAATTAAAACTACAAAAGACCTGATTCAAGAAGAAAAGATTCGTATTAAGGCGCAGCAAGATGCCAATGAAAGAATTTTGCAGCAGGTTGATGCTCTTAAGAAACGCCAAAAGCTATGGCAAAGCAAGTATGATGAAGATGTTAATAAGCTAGAACGCAATCTTATTGATTTGTCTAGCATTGATATTGAAAAAGAAATTGCCAATCATAAGACCATATCACTTGTTAATGCTATGAAGCAGATTGAAAATCAGCTTAATAGTGCAAAAACTCGTGGGCAAATGTGGCAACGCAAGAATGATGATGGTTGCAAGCAACTTAATGATAAGATTATTAAGTTAGCTAATATTGATATTGATGCAGAAATTGCCAATCATCGTGCGCTAGCTGACTATGATCAAAAGATACAGCAAATTAATGAAGCAAAGAAGTGGATTGCATCTATTGATGTTGCTAATGCCAAGGAAGAAAAAACACAAGATAAGTTAAAGAAAGAGATTGAAGACCTTAAAAATCACAAGTGTTATGCTTGTGGTAGCGATCTTCATGATGACAATCAGGCAGATATTCTTGCGGCAAAAGAAGCGGCCTTGCGTGAAAGCGCATTGCAATTTATTGCAAGTGAAGGTCAGCGAATGGATCATTATGATACCATTAAGAAAATTGGTGATGTTGGCGATAGACCAACCGTCATCTATAAAACTCTTGAAGAAGCCCTGAGCCATCGTGCAACGCTTGATGAATTGCAAAATAGCTTAGAAAGTCAACAGTCTCAGCCTAATCCTTATGACGAAGAAATTTCTCAGTTAGAAACAAAACTTGCTGATAATACCATTGAATATAGTGAGGATATCTATAATCTTAACTATGATAGCTTAGAGCAAGCCTTAGAGCATCGCAGTATTGTTGACCAGTTAGCTAATACTTTAGAGCAAAAACATAACGAAAGCGATCCATATGTTGATCAAATCAATGATATGGAAACAAATGCTGTTATGGAGATTACATGGGATAGCATTAATAGACTTACTCAGATGCAAGAACATCAAGAGTTTTTGTTGAAAATGCTTGTTAGCAAGGATAGTTTTGTTCGTAAGAAGATTATTGATCAAAACCTTGCATATCTCAATAGTCGTCTCGGTGCTTACCTGAGTGCCATTGGATTACCGCATGAAGTTAAGTTCATCAATGATTTAAGCGTAGAAATCACTGAACTTGGTCGTGACCTTGACTTTGATAACTTATCTCGTGGTGAACGCAATCGTCTTATTCTTTCGCTATCATGGGCTTTCCGTGATGTGTGGGAAAATCTATATCAACATATCAATCTGCTCTTTATTGATGAATTGATTGATAGCGGCATGGATGCAAGTGGTGTTGAGAACTCACTGGCTATTCTTAAACGCATGACTCGTGAGCGTGGCAAGAGTATCTTCCTTGTATCACACAAGGATGAGTTGGCAAATCGCGTAAATAATATTCTTACAGTAACCAAAGAAAATGGGTTTACTAGTTACAGCGATGATGTTGAGACAGTATAATTAATGCTCACTAAAAATCTATACATGATTTGGCCAACTGGATATTACGGAAGTTATATCCATTGGCTAATTTCTCGTTCTGAGATAGATTTGTGCAATAATACCGTTGATAATCCATTTTTTAATAATGGTAGCAGTCATGCCCATATTAAAAATCCACCGCATCAAACCATTGAAAATCTTATACAATCAACATTGCGCAATCGTTATCCTATGGGAACAATTTATCCAATAGGAATAAAAAGCAATGTAAATTATAATAGCAATCATCATAATTGGATGAAAAGTTTTGAAAATTCATTTTTTTGGATTTTGCGTATTGAAAAAGAACCAATTATAATAAACATTTATAATGGCGACAATGAATATTATACACATTTAGCTGCAATAAACATGTATCATAAAGAAAACTGGGTAGTTGAAACAGTACCAGATGATAATGGTTATTATGTATTTCAAGATGATGATAAACTCAATGCTCGCAATTATCTTGTTGAAAATTGGAAAAAAATATATCCATGGCATAATCAACAACTAGCAACTAACACGGTTAATTTATATAGAGAAGCTATTAATTCAAGTGTTCAACATCGGTATGATAACGAGAGTTGGGAATATAATAAAGAAGATAATTGGATTTATGCATCTGGCAGATATCTTTATAATATCAAACTAGAAGAAATATTAAGCGAAGATTTTATAGATAAATTACAAATTATACTGGATGATACTCAATCTGGTGATTTTAATTTGTCACCAATTGCTCATATACATAAAGAATTTTTAAAAAGACAAGAGAATTATAGAAATATAACAAATGATTTGTATGTACAATCAAGAGATTTAATATATAGACCTCATCTCAATGATAATATATTATACGAAGCATTGGCGATTGATGTGCTTAAAAATGAAGTTGGTTTACCAGAATCTTGGCAATCACTTACGCTAAAAGAAATTATTGAGAGATTAAATGACAAGTAAAAGCAAGAACAAAGGCAATACATGGGAGCGAGATGTTGCCAAACATTTAACATCGTTATATGGTGAGACATTCATTCGTGCGCCAGGTTCGGGTGCTTATGTTGGCGGAACTAACACCAAGCGTAAAGAATTTCTACACGAGGGACAAATTCGTTCTTTCAAGGGAGATATTATACCTGGTCAAAGTTTTCCCAAATTTAATTGTGAATGTAAAAGTTATGCAGATTTTCCCTTTCACCAACTGTTTAGTGGGAGTTGCAAGCAGCTTGATGTATGGCTAGACCAATTAATGGATGCCAGCGATGAAGGCGATTTTAATATTCTTATTATGAAATTTAATCGCAAAGGCAAATATGTAGCGATTGAATTTGATCAATACTATGAGCATCCGCTATTTGTAGAATATCATATGCTTTATCAGTATAAAGATATTCGTTGGGCTATCATGGATTATGATAGGTTTTGGGAACTTAATAAAGATATGGTTGCGTTATCATGTTCCTGATGTTTATGCGGTTATAGGCAAGGTCTCGGCTATAATCATTCCATTTCTTATCACCCGTAGCAAGTTGAATAGTATTACTTGGCGTAATTTCTAATCGCTTACATATTTCTATTTGTGATGATTTATAAGCATCAATCAGCGTGTCAGGTGAAAATTGCCGCATAAGTTGTAATCCTATTGCTACATTTAAATGTATGCCATTTTGCCAAGCAGTTTGCATATCTAAAGTTGTATCTTTTCCGCTACGGCGCGAGAATGTGATTCCACTTCTGTAATTTACTGCACTTAATCCTTTAGTTAAACTAAATGCTACTGTGTCAATGCATGGTTGATTTAAATTTACTTGCATATCGCTACATGCACCAAAAAAAGCACAGTCAACAAATACAGGTATATTCATATGATTGCATGTTTCAATTAACCAATCGTATAATGTATGTTTATTACCATTTCCACTAAATGGAAAACTTATAAGAACAGCATCATTCTTTTGTAACGGTGCATCTTCTATCCAACACCAATTAGTAAATTCTTTACTATATGGATATTCTCCACGAAATACTCGTAATCTTAGATTATTTTTAACGCAATACAATGTCCAATCATCTATTGCTTGGGTTACGCCTAAACTAATATAACGATGTGGAAATTTTTCAAAACCAGTAAAACTGTTATATTTGCTGCTTGCAATCCATTTTTCATAATATTCTAGATATTCATCTTGACAATGCATCGGCAGCTTGTTAGTTAATATTTGTTCTAGTATTTTGTTTTTAATAAGCCAATTAACATATTCAGCATGTTTTATGCCAGCAGCAGATTTTTCTAACATAAAAATATATATGTCATGGTATCAAGTATAAATATTTTCGGAGTAAGGCCGCAAGACCTCGGACCATAATCGACGCAAAGGGAACAATCCCTGTACAGTAAGTAATGTCTTACCAAACGCCGACCGTAGCAATTATCCCACAAATTGCAAACTCCTTTCATTGTAAAATTTAACCTAGTTACATCAATTATATTGATGTTTTTTGTGTTATCTGTTAACCTAAGAAAGGAGAAAATTATGTTTAACAGAGTTATTATTGCAGCCATTGCTGCACTTACTATCACCACATCCGCATATGCAGAAACAATTGTGCATGTTAATCGCATGGCAAAGTATGCTAGCAGCGAACCATTACTTTATAAAATTGCAGAACTTCTACCAAAATATGCTGAAAAAGAAGGAATCAAGGATGTCAAAATTGAATTTGTTGATGTTCTTGCAGCTACCAAAGCAAATGAAGGACTGCTATTAGGACAAATTGATGTTATCTTTGGTGGTATCAATGGATTTGGTATCTTATTTGACAAAGACCCAGATAAGTTTCGTATGCTCGCTGGTGCCGAAGAATATAATCAATGGCTAGTATGTACCAATCCAAAGATTAAAACGCTAGACGACATTAAACCAGAACATCGTATTGCGATGCAAGGATTGAACAGCGGCGAACATATGCAACTGCGCCAATATACTGCTGCAAAATTAGGTGATAAAGAGTATGATAAGTTTACTTCTAATATCATTGCCATGCCTCGTGACCAAGCAGTTGCCCAAATGACCAAAGAAAATCCAGAGATTGACTGTGGTATTGTAGGAGTTCCATGGCAGAATATTGCTGTTAATAAGGGAGCGCACATTGTTGCTCAAAATAATGATCCAACAAAAACAGTTGGCGTACTAAATGTTGTTTATAGCACAAAGAAATGGTTGGATGAAAATCCAAAGATTGCAAAGGCATGGGTAGCCGCACAACGAGAAGCTATTACTCTTTGGGAAAAAGACCCTATTCCTATGATTAAAACTTATATGGAAAATGATCAAGTAACAAGTCCAACTCTGGAAGAGATTGCAGAGCAAAAGAAACTTAATACTGATTTATATCAATATAAACCAACCAGCGGCTTGCGTTATCTTGAATTTATGTATCGCGTAGGTATTTTAACTGGCAATGGAAAAGAAAAGAAATCCAATGATATTGTTTGGAATCAAGATTTAGTAAAATAATGATTTTATTAAAAGATTATCAAGTATCAAGAGATGGCAAAAACTTGTTTGCACCTGTAGATTTGCGGGTGCAGGCAGGACAATGCTGTGTAATCATGGGAGAAAGTGGGATAGGCAAGACTAGTATGTTAACTGACTTGCATCTTCATTATCTGTCTGATGATGCTTTTATGGTGTTTCAAGAAAATAATCAGTTATTTCCTTGGCTAACAATTCGTCAAAATTTAGATATAGCAACAAAAATTGATTATCTTCCACTTGTTAAGCAATGGAATTTAGAACAATATTTGGATAAAGAATCCTATGAAATAAGCGGCGGACAGATACAAAGATTTACTCTTATTAGAGCAGTTTGCAGCGGCAATAATATATTATTGTGTGACGAACCACTCAGTGCACTTGATTCAATTACTGGATTAAAGATAATAAAAGATTTTAAGAACATTGTTAAAGAACGAAATTTAACTGTTCTCTGGATAACACATAATTGGAATGAAGCTAAATTTATTGGTGATCAAGTATATTACTTGAGTAAAAATGGCTTGCAAGATATTACAAAAGAGGATGATGTATATGATACGCTCCTTTTTAATTAATACGGTTGCTTTCATATTATTATTGGTCGGGTGGCACATTCTTTATCTTAGTGTTAAAGAACCTATGATATTTCCAGATAGTTTAAGTATCGGAAGTGCCTTATTTGGCTTGGTTCAAACAACTCATTTTTGGTCTAGTTTTTATTATACAATGCGCACTCTTGTGTTAAGTTATATCTTAGGAATGGGAATAACGATTGTTATCGTAACTATTTGCTTACAATTTACTTGGGCAAAATTATTGTTTATACGATATAGTGCATATTTTAATCCGCTGCCTAGCTTTGTATTATTGCCATTCATGAGTTTGTTTATGGGGTTAGGGGCAGCAGTCGTTTATAGTATTGTTATATGGAATGTTGTTTGGCAAAGTGGATTACAAATTCTTTATGCAATTGAAAATGTCAACAGTCGTTGGCAAAAACATGTAAAAAATCTTAGATGGGGAACTATTAAATCACTTAGGCTTGTATATTTGCCAGCAACAATCAGCAATATTATTAGTATTGCCAGTATTAGTTGGGCAAATAGTTGGCGAGTTTTAATTAGCCTTGAAGTAGTATTTGGTAGTATTGGCGGATATTTTGGGCTTGGTTCGTTCATTATGGACACCAAAAGTAAACTTGATGTAGATCAGATGTATGCTGTATTATTTGTTATTGCTATCACTGGTGTATTGATAAACAGTCTTTTAACATATATTTCTAAAAAATGGAGTTATTAAATGCATAATTGGTTATATAAAATTCTTGATAATTTGCCACCAGTTCCTCAAAACTTAATTGACCAGGCATATTTTAAGATTAATTCTGATTTGGAACAAATGCCAACTGGTAGTGAGCAAAAAATTGATTGGACAAAAATTACTACCGATAAGATTATCGTAGACGGTGTAGAAAAAATTAATGCTCCTAACCTTGCATATGGTTTAGATGATGATATGCGAGATTGGGTTCATACAAATATCACTGATAAAGATATTGCTAATATTCGTATTGCTGCCACTGACACAACAGCAGAAAAAGATACAAATGGTGCTCATTGTGATTTAAGTCGCAATTATACATTGCTTTATCTTTTAGAGAGCGGTGGACCAGATCATAAAACAGTATTTTATCAAGAGCATGATAAACCGTTATGGCGAAACAATGGCGACCGTTGCAATGACCATAGTAAATTAGATATTGTAGATAGTTTGCAAGTTCCACTTCGTCGTTGGACTTTGATTACTACAAGAGTTCTTCATGGCGTTCGTAATATTCCAACTTCACGAATTAGTATTCAAGTTGGTTTAAACAGTGTTGAAAGTCTTGGCATTGAATAAATTTCGTGTAGATTATAACGATAATATCTATTATCTGGTAGATGGCAAACGCATTCATAGTAAAATTGCCGCTATCCATGCTGCCAAGGGTGATATGAATAAGATATCATTTCATTGGATGGAAGATGTATGGAACAATGTAGACTGGTCAAGGGAGCCTAAAGAAGATTGGCATGAACTATTGCGCTTGCGATGCCAACAGTTGCGAGATAGTTACAAATATCTAGCACTTTGGTATAGCAGTGGGTATGATAGCCATACTATCTTGCGCAGTTTCGTTGACAATAACATATTGCTTGATGAACTTTTGATATATGATCGTGGTGATTTTTTTAATGATCCAGAAACAAAGTTTGCGTTAGAACATGCAAAATATGTAAAGGATACCTATTATCCTAATTTAAAGATTAATCATATCAAGATAAACTATAAATCTTTATCTAAATTTTATAAGGATTTAGGAGAAGATTGGATATTTCATCCTGGTTGTTCGTTAAAACCAGGCAAAACAAGTCGTTATTTTAGTACAAACATTACCGAAGATTTTTTAAGTCATACAACCAAGATAAGTGATCGTGGTGATATTATGGGCGTTGATAAACCTAAATTGATCCTACGAGATGGTAAATGGTATACTTTTTGTCCAGATGGCAGTTGTGCAGATTTTATTGGTTCAAAGCATGAAAGTTTTTATATAACCGAAAGTTTGCCACAGTTGCATATTAAGCAAGTTTATAAAGCAATCAATTGGTTTGAGTCACTTCCAGAATTTACCGAAGATATTTTGCATGATGTACAGGGTCGTAGCAGAGTGGTAGATGGGCCACATAAAGAATATTTTGCAGCATGGAATCAGGCTATTGGGCGATATCCTATGTTTTATAGTCATGGAACTTCAATTAATGGCAATATTAAGACATTTCACCTAACAAATAGCGAATATTCGCCAGACAGCACAAGTTTCTATGAACACATAAAAAATAGTGACAAACAGGTTTTTAAGATATATACTGATGGCTTAGTACAGGCAAGAAAATACGATTCAGGCATATCAGGCTCCTTGGCAGACAGAACCCTTCTAAGCAATCAATATTACATTAAAAATAAATCTTAGGCACATTAGGCACACATCCACTATAGGACTAAACTGAAGGTTGTCAGCACCCCGACATTGCTGTTAATGGAAACGTTTGGCCAAACGATAGGCTAAATGAAGAGGCTCTGAGAAAAAGCAACCTCGCCTCGTTATACTTTGTTAACAAAGGGTATAATGGGTTCCGTTGGTATAATCTACTGGATGCGAAGGGGTACAGGCCAACCGCCCCACTTGGTAAAACAAGTTCCGTTTGTTAATGTCTATTTGATGGCTCAAATGAAGCATCACGGACATGGGTTTCCTGCTTAAGGAAATCTATGTCTAAAATCTGGTCTAAATGAAACATTAAAGATTAATTATAAAGAAGAATTAAAAGAGCGATAGCGATATGTGAGTGAGCGAAAGCGAACGAACTGATGGGTGAAACCCATCATATAATATCCCTTGACAAATAACCACAAAGGTATAATATAGATATATGAACAAATGCTTATATCATGGAACTGAGTTTACAATCATATGTCCTGATTGTGAAAAAGCAAATTTGCTAAAGAGGCAAGCAGTTGCTATTGAAAAACAATCCAATTCAACTTCATATTCTTCTGGTGATACATCAAGATGGGTAAGAATACCCTTATATCTTATATTTGGTAGTATATATTGGTGGTATCTTATTTTATTACCAATTAGTGAAGGCAGTGCATTTGTAGGTGTATTATTCTTCTTTATGTTTGGATGGATTCCGTTATTAGGTCTTTATACAGATTTAAGTTATTAATAAATTAAAAGAAAGCCATTCCAGATTTCTTGGTAGTTTCAAGGTTTTCTTCAATAATCTTGCTGATAATTTCTCTTTCAATCATGCTCATATCCATAGCTTCACTATAAGTGACGCCACCTCTCATATACCAAACCATTTTCAAAACATTTTGTTTAATCTTTTTGACATCATTTTCATAACGATCCACTAGAGCCATTATCTCTTCTTGCGAGAGTTTTAGGATAGTGGACCGAAAAAATTTGCATAATCAAATGTTACCCCTACATTATATTGTTCTTCACATCCATCGCATTGAACTTTTGCAGGTGGTAAGTTAGCAACATCATTGATTTCTTTAAGTTTATCTTGAATTGCTTTAATATTTTTATTGGTTGTATTATTATAAAATTCACGAATATAATCAGATTCAGTAACCATTTCTCCAGTTTCTGTAACAATACTTGCAGTGCTTGTTACTAATATATTTGTGCTAGCATCTACAATTCGCTGCACATGAATATCAAATTGTGCTTTTTTAGTATCATCGTCTAATTCTTGATTCAGAATTACTTCTGCCAGCTTTTGATTTTCAAAATCTATAATATTATTTTTTGTTGATTGCATATAGTTAATTGGTTTAAACCGAATCTGCAATCCATTAAGATTTAAAACTGGTGTATAATCAGGTGAACGAACGCGCATAAGCACATCGCCTAGCGGTATTTGGTGACGATTTTCATGCTGACACTTTGGGCAAGTGCTATCAATGTCCATTTCATTGCCATAAGTTGCGATTCTAATAGCAATAAGAATACTATCGGCATCAATTGTTGGCATACCCCATGCATTGTTAATATTAGGGCAGCAGCTTTCTATAACTTTAACTACGCCATCTCCATTCATTAAGGCATCGGGTGTTCTTAATAAAATCTCATCTTTTGTAGTCATAGGCATGATGCCTATCTCTCCATTGGCTGGCAAGTTTAAACTACCAGTAACCCAATATTTTCCTCCACTAGGAAGTTTCAGGTAAATTGCTGGTTGACGAAAGTGTGAAGCCAATGGATTAGTTGATTTTTGCATATTTTTGCTACCTATAAATAATATAAAGTTATTTACCAAGGTAAAATTCATGGGTGATGAAATCTTAGAATCAAAACAGAAAATAGAAGAATGGGTTAAAACATTATCCGAGGTTAATGAAAGAAGTGGCGCATTTAAAAAATCATTGGATGTTTTGACAAAAGCAACCCAAACTTATACCGATGATAGAAAAAAAGATAACAAAAGACTTAAAGATGCTTTTGATGTTGCCATGCGTCAACGTGCTGATGAAACTTCTACGCTGCGCCGAAGAATGCATGATCGTGTTATAACAGAAGAAGAATATACTGAATCTGTTAAAAAAATAAATGATGATTTTAAAAATGCAACCAAAGATGCAACGCCATATATGCAAATGTTGGCAGATGCAACTATCAAAAACGAAGCTGCCGCTACTAGTTTCTCAAATTTTATCAATAATAAATTTATAACAGGCGTATCTGGTGCATTTAATACAGTTCTAGGAAATTTAACTGCTGCATATAGTAGCAGCAATACTGGATTACAATCGGCTCTTAATAACGCTACATTTACATTTAAAACTATTGCTTCTGCTGCAACAGGTCTTGTTAGTATGATTCCTGGTGCTGGTGAAATACTTGGGCCTATTGTCGGTGCCGTTGGAGATGCTGGCGTTAAGATAATGGAGTTCATGAACAAGCAAGTAGAAGCTATTAGTAGTTCTTTTAAAGAAGCTAGTAATGCTGGTGCTATATTTGCAGATGGCGTAAGTGGATTAAAAAATGCTGCATTTAGTGCAGGATTAACTACTGATTTGTTTAGTAAATCGTTAAATGAAAATCGTGATGCTGTTATATTATTTGGCGGCAGCATGACTGAGGGTGCCAAGAAGATTGGAAATGTTAGTAAATTTATTAATCCTTCTCAATTTCAAGCATTAGGATTTGGTCTTGAAGAATTGCCAGGTCTTATTGCTAATGTTGGTGCTCGTATGCGTCGTAGCGGTGCTGCAACTGACGAGCAAGTGGCGAGAGCAACAGCAGCTTATGCACAAAATTTACGAGTTATTGCTGATTTAACAGGTGAAGATGCCAAAACTTTACAAGCAAAAGCAGATCAAGATGCAAATGATCTTGCTTATCAACAATATTTGGCAACTAAAACTCCTGAGCAAAGAGCAGCAATTGAAAATGAATTAAAAGCACTTCCAGATGCATCCAAGGAAATGTTTAAGGAAATGGTCAAAAGCGGTGGAAATGTATTCACTGAATCAAGTGCATTACTAGCATCACAGGTTCCTGGTTTTGAAAAGATGGCAAGATCGCTGTTTAATACGGCTGAGCAAGGTTCTGTTCAAACTGGTCAAGGATTAGATATTCTATCACAATTTATTACTGAAACAAAAGGACAAGTATTATCATTACGTGATTTAGGATTAGCGGGTGAAATGGATGGTGCTTTAAAACCAGTAACTGAAGTTTTAGGAAAATCTCTTGCTCTTCTTAATAAAACTCCAGAAGATATTGAAAAGTTACGCCAAACTCTTGCACAAGCTGCGGTTACAACAGACCCAACTACTCAACAACTTATTGACGCAGAACAAATAGGCATGGCTAATCAAATTGAAATGCAAAAATCAGTTATGAACAGTTTGGGTGATTATTTGACAGTTGTCAAAACATTAAACGGCGTTACTGGTTTACTTGCTACTGGTATGGAAAAACTTTCAAGAGCAGTATTAGGCAATGGCGAGCAATTTGATAATTTTACCAAGTCAATTGCACAAAGTGCAAAAGAAGGAAAAGAATTAAGTCAAAAAAGTGGATGGTTTACTGCAAGCGATCTTGATAATGCTCATGCTAAGTTGTTAACTATGACTGAGAAACAGATTGAAACACTTGCCAAAATTAATGATACTACAAAAGACAAAATTCTTAAAACTGCTGGTTTTTCAAATGTTGAATCATTTAATAGAGAAAAAACTGCAAATGAAGAGCAAGAAAATGCAGTGATTAATTCCTCTGCTGGTATGTTTGCGGATGGTGGTATAGTAAATGGTCCAACCAGTGGATATCAAGCAACTCTGCATGGGAATGAAGCTATTGTTCCTATTCCAAGCGGCGTGACAACTGATGATTTACCAGACTATTTGTCTAAGGCATCAATGTCAAATAACAATGGAACTCAGGAAATGATGAATCAAGTAGTAGGAGCAATCTCTGCACCTGCAAGTCAACAAAATGATTTGATGCAAACATTAATTAATAAGGTTGATGACTTGATTAGTGCAACTAAGGATGTTGCTAGTCATACCGAACGAACTGCTGCTCGTGTTGCATAATAATTAGAAAACACCAGATATAACTATAAATATCCTACGAGGATTAGAAATATGGCTTGGAAAAAGCATTGGCGCATTGTAAGTGATGGAGCATACTCACCAGTAAATGGTAGTGTAACCGATTATAGCAGTTATAATTATCTTGGGTCACAGGCAAACGCTGCCTATCGCAATTATCAATCTATGTTACCAGATGTTTATAGTGGACATCCAAATCGTATTGATCGTTATACTCAGTATGAAAACATGGATTTGGATAGTGAAGCTAATAGCGCACTTGATATTATCGCTGAATTTTGTACACAAGTTAGTGAAGATACTAAAACTCCTTTTAATATCTTCTTTCATGAAGATGCCACCGACAATGAAATTATGATTCTTAAAGAACAGCTTAAGGCATGGACAAAGTTAAATGACTTTGACCAACGCATCTTTAAGATGTTTCGTAATGTTTTGAAATATGGCGACCAAGTATTCGTTCGTGATCCAGAAACCTATAAATGGTACTGGACTGAAATGAACCGTGTTTCCAAGGTTATTGTTAATGAATCTCAGGGTAAAGTTCCTGAAATTTATTATATTCGTGATCTAAATCCTAATCTACAAAATGGAACTATCACTCGTCCGCCAGGTCCAAATGATTCTTATGCATTTGCTCCATATATGGGTGGTTCCCGTGCTTATACCGCTGGCGGTGAAGTATTTTCACCAAATACTCGCTTTGGTGCAGGTAATAATGAGTTTCCAGTAGGTGCTGAACATGTTGTTCATTTAAGCTTAACCGAAGGTCTTGATGTTAGCTGGCCATTTGGTGTTTCTCTATTTGAAGCAATGTTTAAAGTATTCAAGCAAAAAGAATTGCTTGAAGATGCTATCTTAATTTATCGTATTTCACGTGCTCCTGAACGCCGTATGTTCAAGATTGATGTTGGCAATATGCCAGCGCATCTTGCCATGCAGTTTGTTGAGCGTGTTAAGAATGAAATTAATCAGCGTCGTATCCCAACACAGGGTGGCGGCGGCAATAATCTTATGGATGCTTCATATAATCCAATGAGCATGAATGAAGATTTCTTTTTCCCACAGACTGCCGAAGGACGTGGTTCATCTGTTGAAGTTCTGCCAGGTGGTCAAAATCTTGGTGAAATTGACGATTTGCGTTATTTTCAAAATAAAATGTTTCGTTCATTGCGTATTCCAAGTTCTTATTTGCCAACTGGTCCAGAAGATAGTGATCGTTCGTTTAATGACGGCAAGGTAACAACTGCTCTTATTCAAGAATATCGTTTTAATGAATATTGCAAACGTTTACAAAAGTATATCTCTCCTAAGTTTGATGATGAATTTAAACTATTCCTCAAACATCGTGGATTTAATCTTGATAACAGCATATTTGAATTACGCTTTACTGAACCACAGAACTTTGCTTCTTATCGTGAAATTGAACTTAATTCTGGTCGTATTGCAGCATTTACACAAATGCAACAAACAGATTATTTGTCAAAACGATTTATGATGAAGAAATATCTTGGTCTTACTGAAATTGAAATGGCAGATAATGATAAAATGTGGCATGAAGAGCGTGGCACAGAAGAGCCAAAGAGTAATATTCAAGGTTCTGATTTGAGAACAGTTGGTGTTACGCCTGGTGCTATTGGAACCGACCTAGAAACAATGAGTGATATTGAAGCCGCAAATCAAGCTGGCGCACCTGGTGGACCTGCTGCATCCGTTCCTGGTGAAGTTGGTGCTGCTGGTGTTCCAAGTCAAACAGGCGGAGCAGGCGGCGGCGCTGCTGGCGGTTCAACAGCAGGTTCGCAATTTGCTGGCGGATAATCCTAAATAAAAAGTGGAGACAGCATGTTTTTAAGTGAAATGTTTAATGCAAATAACGGAGCCTTCCAAGACCTCTCACACGATGACAGTGTAGAGAAGCCAAAAGATTTGCGCAAAACTCGTTTAACGCTTGCTCAGATTAATCAACTTCGTAAGATGAATGATCAACGAACAGTTGAATATATTGATAAAATGAAACTCGTTCGTCAACAATATGGTGCTCCACCAGCAAGCGCACAGCCTGGTTTATAATATTAATTTATAAATTCGTCAAAATTAGGCTATTTGAGGCACTATTTAAATCCATACATTAAATAATAACACAGGATATAATTCCACAGGAGTTTTTATATGCGTAGTCAGTACGAACAATTAATTGAATACATCATTAACGATGAAACAGACAAGGCAAAAGAATTATTTCACAACCTTGTTGTATCCAAGAGCCGTGACATCTACAACCAAATTGTTGCAGAAGAAATGGAAGAAGAAATGGATGAGAATTATGACATGGAAGAAGCAGATTCCATGGATCAAACCGACGACATGATGCATGACATTGAAGCCGACCATGGTGGCATGGATGACGAAGATGACAGCATGGACATGGACATGGATCATGATGACATGGATATGGGCGACGAAGAACACGAAGAACATGGCGAAGGCGATGTAGAAGATCGTGTTATGGACCTTGAAGACGCACTTGACGAACTCAAAGCCGAGTTTGAAAAGCTAATGTCACAAGAAGCCGATGAGCCAGAACATCAGGATCAGGCAGAAGAAGGCGTTGTACGTGAATACGTAGAAAAAGTTTCTTCACCAGGCAACAGCGAAGGTTCACCAGTTGGTGCAGTTAATAGCTACAAGTCTTCAACACAAAAGAAGAGCGTAGTTGCTAGCAAGAACGACATGGGCGGAACTGCAAAGAATATCGCACAGAAGTCTTCAAACGAAGACCCAGACGGCAAGCAATATAAAGGTCCAAGCAATGAATATAGCAAGGGCGAAGGCAAGCTAAAGGGTGCAGGCAATTTTGAAAACGTACCAGGTGCAAACGCTGGTAAGGCTTTCTCAAATGCTAAGAAGCCACAGAGTGCAGAAGGTAAATTTGCAACTGGCGGTGGTCCAAACGTTAATAAGAAAGACGTTCTACCTCGTTAATAGGAATTAAAATGAATAACTTGCTTATTGAAAATTTAAGCTACGATCAGGCTAAAATGGAAATGACCCATGATGGTGAAGGCAAAAACCTTTACCTCAAGGGAATTTGCATCCAAGGTGGTGTGAAAAACGCTAATCAACGTGTCTATCCTATCACTGAAATCAATCGTGCTATTGAAACTCTTAATAAGCAAATTAAAACAGGTTATAGTGTGTTGGGTGAGGTAGATCACCCAACAAACTTACGCATCAATCTAGACCGTGTAAGTCATATGATTACAGAAATGTGGTTAGATGGACCAAACGGTTATGGAAAGATGAAAATTTTGCCCACCCCAATGGGTAATTTAGTTCGCACCATGTTAGAAAGTGGTGTTAAACTAGGAGTAAGCAGTCGTGGATCAGGTAATGTTAATGAACACGACGGCGCAGTCAGCGATTTTGATATCGTTACTGTTGATATAGTCGCACAACCCAGTGCACCTAATGCCTACCCAACTGCGGTCTATGAAGGACTGATGAACATGAATGGTGGGCAACGTATACTGGAAATGGCTAAAGATTTAAATCAAGATCAACGAGTTCAGAAATACTTGCAAAAAGAAGTTGCAAAGTTTATTGCTGAATTAAAGATATAAGTTCAGGAGAAATTAATGTTCGAAGCTCTAAAACCATTACTAGAAAGCGGACTACTGAACGAAGACACTCGTAAGACTCTAGAAGAAGCATGGAATGCTAAGCTAGACGAAGCACGTGGTGAAATTCGTAATGAAATCCGTGAAGAAATGGCTAGTCGTTATCAACACGACCGTGCTAATATGGTTGAGGCTCTGGACAAGATGGTTAACGAATCACTTAATGCTGAAATCGGTAAGATTGCAGCAGAACGTGCTATGGTTAGCGAAGACCGTGTAAAGTTCACTCAGCAAATGATGAACAAGGCTAAGAATTTTGATTCTTATCTTAGTGAATCACTAGCTAGTGAAGTTGCTGAACTTCGCAGTGACCGTGCTAACATGACTAAAACAATCTCAAAGTTGGAAGCATTTGTTGCCGAAAACCTACAGAATGAAGTTGCAGAATTCGCACAAGACAAAGCTGATCTTGCTCGTACTAAGGTTGCAGTAGTAACCGAAGGACGTAAAAAGCTAGAATCACTTCGTGACTCTTTTGTCGCTAAGGCAAGCAGTCTTGTAGAAAGCACTGTTACAAATCATCTACGTACAGAATTAAACCAACTCAAAACAGATATTCAGGAAGCAAAGGAAAACAACTTCGGTCGTAAGATTTTTGAAGCTTTTGCAACTGAGTTTGGCGCAAGCTACCTTAACGAACGTGCTGACATCAAGAAACTTACTGGTAAGATCGAGTTAATGTCTCGTCAAATCAGCGAGGCTCGTGATGCTCAAGAACGTGCAATGACTGAAGTTAAGGCTAAAGAAGTAGAAATCCGTAAAATCAATGAATCTATTGCTCGTAACGGAAAACTCAATGAATTGCTAGGCCCGCTTAGCAAGGACAAAGCCGCTGTGATGTCACAACTGCTGGAATCAGTCCCAACAGATAAACTAGACGCAGCATACAAAAAGTACTTAAACCCAGTAATGGAAGGTAATGCTCCAAAGGTAGAAACTAAAAAGACTATCATTGAAAGCAAAACTGAAGTTACAGGTGATCGTGCTGTAAAACCAGAACAGAAAGAAGCTTCATCAAATATTATTGAAATGAAGCGTCTAGCTGGTCTTATTAAGAACTAATTAAATTGGAGAAGACCCTATGTCACAAGAATTAATTGAAGGCCGTTGGGACGAAACCAAGTCAGCCCTGTTGGAAGGTCTAAGCGGTAATCGTCGTACAACAATGAGCATGGTGCTCGAAAACACAAAGCGTTATCTTGCAGAAAACGCAACAGCAGGTGGTACAGCCTCTGGTAACGTAGCAACACTTAACCGTGTTATCCTACCTGTTATCCGTCGTGTCATGCCAACTGTTATCGCCAACGAAATCGTTGGTGTTCAGCCAATGACTGGTCCAGTCGCACAAATTCACACTCTACGTGTTCGTTATGCAGATCAGTTCACTAGCAATGGTACAGGTCAATTCGGAACTGGTGCAAACATCAATGACGAAGCACTTTCACCATTCAAGATTGCTTCTGGTTATTCAGGTGCTGCTTCTGGTGTTAATAGCCCAGACGGTCGTGCTGGTCTAACTGCTGCTCTTGAAGGCACACCAGGTCGTCGTTTGAACGTCCAGATTCTAAAGCAACCTGTTGAAGCTAAGACTCGTAAGCTATCAGCACGTTGGACTTTTGAAGCTGCTCAAGACGCTCAGGCAATGCATGGTCTTGATATCGAAGCAGAAATTATGGCTGCTTTGGCTCAGGAAATCACTGCTGAAATTGATCAGGAAATCCTTTACAGCCTTCGTTCCCTAGCTGCAAGTGAATTCACTTTCAACCAGGCTACTGTAAGTGGTACTGCAACATTCGTTGGTGACGAACATGCTGCTCTAGCTGTTCTAATCAATCGTGCTGCTAACCTAATTGCACAGCGCACTCGTCGCGGTGCAGGTAACTGGGCAGTTGTTTCAAGTGCTGCATTGACTGTTCTTCAGTCTGCAACTACTTCAGCATTTGCTCGTACTACTGAAGGTGCTTTTGAAGCCCCGACAAACACTAAGTTCGTTGGTACTCTCAACGGTGCAATGCGTATCTATGTTGACTCATATGCAACTGACACTATTCCAGTTCTAGTTGGTTACAAAGGTACTAGTGAAGCAGACGCCGCAGCGTTCTATTGCCCATACATCCCTCTAATGTCATCTGGTGTGATCCTTGATCCATCAACATTCGAACCAGTTGTTGGCTTTATGACTCGTTATGGTTACATTGAATTGACTAACGTAGCATCCAGCTTCGGTAACGCCGCTGACTACCTAAGTGAAATCGCTGTAAGCAACCTTTCATTCCAGTAATACTGAGTTTGATTCTAACAAAGAAAAAGCCCCTGAAAAGGGGCTTTTTTATTGCTAATTTTTTTAATAAAAAATTTAGCGACTTACTTGCATCTGTGCAACACGAGGAATATCACAGCGTGAAATTCCAATATCAGCAAGATCGCGATTAGTTAGATTGCTTAGTTCAATAACAGTACGACGATAACGATTATATTTTGATATCTTTGTTGCTATGCTTTTTACGAGGGTCTTCATTGTATTTCTCCATGAGGTATGTTCTTTTATATCACCTATTTATATGCACCGCAACATAAATCTAACTGCGTTAAAACATACCCTGATATGCACTAAAAGCATGGGTAAGTAATCATTCATTTTATGGTAAATATAAGATAATAGGATATAAGCATGGCACTGCGTCGTTATTTTGGTAAAATCAGCCCATTATTAATTAACCAATTAGTTGGACACGAGGGTGAGTTCGTCATTGACGAAAGCACGAATAATCTTTATATCATGGATGGAAACACCGCAGGTGGGCATCAAGTAAACCTTGCCAATCTTAATATTGTTACAGGAAATGTTTATAACAATGTTATTCCTATTTCTACCAATTATTATAGCTTGGGCAATGTAAATTATGCTTGGAATAGTTTATATCTTAATGATTCTCTTTATTTGAACAATACTGGTTATATAAATCAATCTGAAAATACGCTTACTATTATTCCAAATAATAGCACACAATATAGTAGTTTGGTTTTACAAGATGATCTTGATTCTTTATTATATGGCAATAACAGTGTTTGGTTAGTAACTGGCAATGGTCCAGATTACTTGAGTGTATATTGGCAATTTAATCCATATGGAGTACTTGTATTTCCTGATGGAACAGAGCAACCTACTGCTTTTAGCAATGCTAATATTTCAACACTTAACAATCTTTCATCAAATACTGCGCTTATACCTGGTTTAGTCACTAACGCTGCTTACCAGGCAACCCAACTTAACAATTTAAATGCAGAAGTTGTAAACCTTGCCAATGAAGTAAACAGTATTGTTGTTGGAACTGCGTTTGCAAATGCTGCACAAATTAATGCTGCAAACAGCAATATTAATACATTAACTATTAATGCTTCAATACAAGCAAGTTACATCAACACTCTTAATAGTGAAATGTCAACTGCTCAATCACAAATTGCCGTATTACAAAGCAATGCTTCAACACAAGAAACTGAAATTTCTCTTCTTAATGCAAACTTACTTGCTGCAAATGGACAAATTTCAATTCTTCAAGCAAATGTTAATACACTAAATGAAGAAGTAATTGCCATTCTTAGTGGCGGCGGAACAGCCACATTTCCTAACTTAACTGTTACTAATACCGTTTATACTAATGATTTGGCCGCAAACAACAGTGTTACTATTGGCGGTTCTCTTATCTTCAAAAATCAATCAGTATTTTTAAATGCCAATAGCAATAATCTATTATCTCTTAACAATGCAAGTTTTTATGTTTCTGGAAATATTAATGCTGGAAATCATGAAAGTGCTGGCAGTTATTATATTACTTCTGCGCCAGATGCAAGCATCGGTTATCTTTTTAACAATGGATTTGTTGGAACAACTGGACTAACTCCTGCTATTGTTGGAAACAATGTTTATGGATTAAATCTATCTGCAAATGGTAATCCAATAATAACTTTTTATTCAAACGGCATTAGCTATATTGGTGGAACATTAACTACAATTTATAGTAATGTGTATGCTTCTGGAAATTCATTTACTCTACCAAATAATACGACAATTGGATTATTGCCTAATTTTACACCAACAAATGCAAAATTAACCTATGTTGACAATGTAAACAGTTTCACACAATTTTTATTACAAAATAAAAATAGTGGAAGTAATGCAAGTGGTGACATTGTTGTAACTTCTGATAATGGAACTGATAGTACTCATTATATTGATATGGGTATAAACAGTAGTACATTTAGTGGTGGCGGTGGTCTTGATGGTGCAGATGATGGCTATTTGCTTGTAGAAGGCGGAAAACTTCTTATTGCTACTATTGACCAACCAAATGACATTATATTTGCTGTTGGTGGCGATGCTCCAAGCAATGAAATGGGTCGCTTTAAGTATGGCAATGGTCTTATTGTAACTGGTAATATTACTTCAACTGGTGCAATAACATCAACTGGCAATTTAACAGTAAATGGTAATCTTATTGTAACAGGAAATATCGTTACCTCAAACTATGAAACAATTTCTAAAACTGAATATGCCAATAGTATTATAGCAAGTGGTAATATCACTGCTTCTGGTAATGTTAGTGCAACTTATTATACTGGTAATGGTTATTACCTTACTGGTCTTGCAGCAACTTATGGAAATACCCAAGTTGCCGCATATCTTGTTGCAAACCCACAGACTGGAACATATAGTAATTCCAATGTTGCATCTTATCTTCCTACTAATTCTGTAATTACCAATATAAATGCAAATATTACTGCTGCTAATAGTGCAATTGCTACGCTACAAACACAGGTTTACAGTAACTCTAATGTTACGTCTTATCTTGCTGGAAATATCAGTGTAGGCAATCTAGCTGTTGGAACAGCGTTTAAAATTAGTGGAACTGATAATAACATCACAACAACTAACGGTTCAGCCGTTCAATTTGGGCAAAGAGCAAACTTTAACAGTGCAAATGGTATCTATGTAAGTGGAATAACAAATGCATTAGGCGGTTTAGTATCAAGTGCTAATATTACTGCACAAAGTTCAAATGTTTATGCAAGTAATGCAATTGCTAATACAGCGATTTATGCTAATGGATTTTATTGGTTAAACAATGGTGCTCCATTTAGCAGTTCAACATATAGTAATACAAGTGTTGCTGCTTATCTGCCAACATATAATGGAAATATTGGCAATATTGTAACTGGAAATCATACCCCTCTTGCTAATATTGCATACAATCTTGGCAATTCTTCGCTTTATTGGGCAAATGCTTATGCTAATAACTTCAATGCACTAACGCAAATTGCAACACCAAAGATTCAATTTACAGTTGGTGGTGCACAAATAGTTGAAGACAACTCACTTGATCTTGCTATCATTGGAAAATATCAAGTTAGTGTCAAGGCAAATGGCACACAACAATATACATTTGGCAATGATGGTAGCTTAACTGGACCTGGTGGAACATTTGTTTATGCCAATGGTGCGGTTTATGGTAATGTTATTGCAACTGGTATCTATTGGTCAAATGGCGTGGCATTTAATAGTGGCAGCGGTGGAACTTATGGCAATAGTGATGTAGCTAATTACTTACCAACCTACGCAGGTAATGTCAATGCTAATTTCTATTTTGGTAATGGTTATTATTTGTCTGGTATTACAAGCGGTGGTTCTTCATATAGTAACACCAACGTTGCTGCTTATTTGGTAACTTATAACGGTAATATTTCTGCTGGCAATCTTTCACTGACAAGTGGGGCAAGTGGTAATATCACTGGAACTGGTTATGTAGTTGCTGGTAATATGGTAGCAAATACAAATATGTATGCCAATGGTTTCTATTGGTTTAACAATAATACTACACTAGCATCAACAATTACTGGAACATATAGTAACAGTAACGTTGCAAGCTATATGCCAACTTATACAGGCAATGTTGGTGCTGGTAATATTCTTCTTACTGCAAATGGAAACATTATAGCAGGCACAAGCACTAATATGAATATACGCACTTATGGCGTGTATAATGTCATTACTTTATATAACATCGCTGGTGGATATAACTCTCCTCCTTACAATAACCAATCATTGACAGGTGGAACAGGCACGGGAATGACCGCATCTTATAGTTCAACTGGTGGTTATGTTACACAAGCTTCACTTGTTGTAACTAATCCTGGTACTGGCTATAAAAACGGCGATGTTTTAACTCTTCCAGGTGGTCTCGGCACTACGGTTACATTGAGCAACTACAATCCTAACGTAACTACCAGTAAAGCATATTATTGGACATTTAGCCAATTTGATGGCAGTTTAACTACTCCCGGCAATATCCTATTGTCAAACACTGGTTATGTTATTTCAAATAACGTATATGCATTTAATAATATTTCTACTGCAAATGTTTCAATTTCAAATACTGCTGTATATGCGTATACTTTTAATGTTACAAGTAATTCAAATAATAATGGTTTCTTGTTTACTAATACGGTTAGTGGAACAACAGGATTAACATATGCAAACACTGGAAATGTTGTAACTGTATCTATTACAGCAAATGGCAATCCAAGTTATGTATCATTTGCCAATGGATTTAATACTGTAAACGGTTATACACAATTTTATAGCAATGTTTATGTTAGTGGCGGCAATGTAACTCTTCCAAATTATACTACGATTGGACTTACTCCTAATATTGGGTTACCAAATGCACATTTTACATATGTTGATAATGTTAATACCTATACTCAGATTGTTGTTCAAAACAAAAACAGTGGCGGCAGCGCCAGTGGTGACATCGTTGTAACTGCTGATAATGGAACTGATACTACTGGCTATATTGATATGGGTATCAATAGCAGCACCTTTAATACTGGTGGTGGCGTTGATGGTATAAATGATGGCTATCTTCTTGTTCAAGGTGGAACTGGAACAGGCGGTGGCAAACTTGTCATGGGAACACTTACAA